AAGGTGAATCATTAATTGAAAATAAAATAAATGAGAATAGTACAAAACCATTACCTTGGTATACACAATATGATTTTTTAAAATTAAAAAATAATATAATTTGTAAATATAATTTACAGACTAATAATTTTCATATTTATGTTAAAAATGGATTTAAAGAAAAATTAAAGATTGAAATTATTTATAATGATAATATAATTTATAGAGATTTTAATTTATTTATAAAAGAACAATTTATATCTAAAAATACTAATGAATTTTTAAATATTAATAATATTAAAATTAAATTTTATTTATTTGAATCTGATTTTTATTTATTTTATAAAAATGTAATAGCTTTTTAATTTTTAATAGAAAAAAAACAGATTTTTTTTATAATATATAATATAGATTTTTTGGATTGAAAAATTTAAAAAACTGCAAGATATAAAAAAAATAAAAAAAATTATGAAAAATTTAAAATTAGATTTGTTCAATTTTAAAAGAGAATTATCAATGGATGAAAGTGAATTATCATTTATAATTGAAGGTTTTATTCAAGGCTATGATAATTATTCAGAGAAAGAATTGATACAAAGTTTAAATGAAAAATTATTACCACATTCATGGGATAATAAAGTTAAAAATTTAATGGAATCTTTTAATGATGATTTAGAAGCAGAACCATTAAATTATAATTTAAAACATTTATATAAGGTTATTGATAGAAAAAATCATGGTAAATTATATAGACCTGCAATAAATTCTATTCTTAATATTATAAATTTACAAGATGATGATTCAAAAATGGAAGCAATATTAAATGAATTGACTATTTATGATTGGATACCAGAAGTAAAACAATTTTTACAAGGTTATTCATCAAATCCAATTGAAATTCAAAATTATAAAAATTCTGGTGAAGCAACAAAAGTATATACTTTAGTTGAAAAAGTAGAACAAGGACATATAGCATTTGTTGATGATAGATGGTTTTTAATAAGTGATGATGAAATAAAACAAACATTATTAGAAGATCATATAACAGATAAAGAAAAATTACATGAATTTAGAATTTTAGAAAAAGCGTTAAGTATGTCTGATATTAATGATGATAAAATAAGTTTTAGAATTGATGAAAATTTAACTTTAAGTATTTCAACTAAAAATAATAAAGATGTGTTTTTAAATGAAGAAAAATTAGATACTGAAACTACACTTGAAAATTTGTTTGATTCAAGAATTATTCCTTGGATGAAAAAAGATTATTATGTTTTAGCATCAACAACAGCACAAAATATTGATAAATTTGTTGATTTGGATGTTGCGTTAAAAATAACAAACAAATTACATCCTTATTTAGAGGCTACAGTTTTTAATTATAAAGATAAATTATATGTATATACAAAGGATCAAAGAAGAGGTAGTGCTTTTTATGAGTATTCATCACCAAATGATTTAATTATAGATATACAAAAGGATTTAGATTATGATTTGACTCCATTTGTTGAAAATAAATTATCAAAAGAATTAAAGCATTTAAGAGCATTAGAAGATAAGGAAAAGAAAATTGAAGAAAAAATTAAAGATTGTAATTCATCAATTGAAATGTTAAAAGAAAATGAGGAATTAGTAAATGAAGATGCTAAATTGAAACAAACATTTAATAATTTATTAATTTATAAACATGAATTAATATAAATAATATTATAATAGAAAAAAAAGGGAAGTATTTATATTTCCCTTTTTTTATTTTAAACTTTTATATTTTATATATATATAATAATTAAAATGATATTAAAATGATATTAAAATGGTATCATTTTTGTATCATATTTAAATTATTTTAATATTAAAGGCATTGGAGGAATATACAGGCACACCTAAAAAATAACCATGTTCTATGGCGAAATATCTTGATGATGCTGATTTTTATTATGAAATTGTAATATCTAAAGGCAAAGGTAAGTTAACACCAAAATCTCAAAAAATGATTATTTTAATTGGAGAAAAGATGATTCAAAAATTTGAGAATAAATATAAAACAAATGATGATAAATTTGATTGTATGCAGTCTGGAATTATGATGATGTTTAAAAATTGGCAAAATTTTAATGAAAAAAGGTATACTCAAGCTTTTCCATATTTTTCTGAAATATGTAAACGTGGTATAGCTGCTGGATTGAATGAACTTTACCAGAAAAAAAATAATCAAACACCACCAAAGATGATTAGTTTGAGTAGTTCAAATGAAGGTAAAGGTCTTCATAATATTTAAAGAATTAAAAAGATAACATAAAAAAATGTTATCTTTTTTCATGTGATTAAAAATTAATATATATATATAATATGGGATTATATGATTGGGTTAGACATGAAGGTACAATAGAATCAACACCATTACCAACTAATAAGTTTGATCATTTATCAGATGAACAGTTTATCATGTTAGTTAGAAATATACAATATGATGATATTGTTAAGAATAAAGTTAGTCGATTTAATAGTTTATATGATGTTGCTATGTCAAATACTGGTAGTTATATTAATGTTAGTAATAATTATCAATTATTACAAAATCCACCAGATCCTAATATTATTAATCAATATAAAAAATAATTTGTGTTGTTTATATAGTTTATTAAATGATAAAAAAGAAAAATAAATATAATAAATAATAATATTATATGTCTAGGAATAGTTCAAAATTAAGTAATAAAAAATATCATCAAGGTAAATATTATCCTCAAAATGTTGATAAATACCTTGGTGATCCTACAGATATTCCATATAGAAGTTCTTGGGAATTTGCATTTTGTAAATGGTGTGATTTAAATGATAAGGTTAGGAAATGGAGTACAGAACAAATAGTTATACCATATCACATTACAAATGATATTGGACAAACAGAAATACATCGATATTATCCTGATTATTATGTTGAAATGGTAAAAGATGGTGATAAAGAATTTTATGATAGACTTATAATTGAGATAAAACCTTATTCTGAAACATTACCACCTAAAAAACCGAGTAAGGTTACTGTAAAAGCTTTACAAAATTATGAATATTCATTAAGAATGTTTAAAAAGAATTTACATAAATGGGCATATACTAAAGAATGGTGTGAAAGACGAAATATGAAATTTGTAATTATAACAGAAAAAGAATTAATAAAAAGAGGTTTAATATCTAAAAAGAAATATACTAGAAAAAAAATTTAATTTTATATATAATATATGGAATTTAAAGATGAAGTTTTTGCATTATTAAGTCAATATAATAATAATATAAAATTAATAACAACAGATTCAACTAATCAATTATTTCAAACTGCTTTTAAAAGTCCAACTTGGCAATTAAAACCAATAAATGTTAAAAAATTGAGAAAGGGCGGTTTTTATATTATTAAATATAATTATAATGGAAATAAAATATGGTCACCTATATTGTCATTAGAATATAAAGTTAAATTTAATAAAAATATTTTATATGCTATAAATTTTGATTATTTGCCTTATAAATATAAGATATTTTTTGTTAATTATTTATTAAAAATAAATAATAATGTTGTTGATAGTAATAGAGATATTGAAAATGTTTTAGAAGAAAAGAATTTGAAATTATCTATTGAAAGTGTTTATAGATGGTTACAAAATAATGGTAAAAAAGAATATTCTCTGACAGCATTTGATATATTAAAAATTGAAAAAGTTTATTCTGTTTCAACTACATTATTAAATAGATTTATATTTTTAGATACTAAGTATATAAATAAAAGAATGATGTTAGATGTATTAGAAAAATTAGATATTCAAAATCTTAAATTGGAAATGGAGAAAAAGATTGAGAAATATGAGGAATTATTAGAATTATATGAAAATGATATTGAATTATTTTATAAATCTTTGAGAAATTTTGAGTCTAACCTTAAATTGTTTGATGATTAGGGGCATGTATTTTTAATATATAATTTAAAATTAAAGATATTTAATGGCAAATAAACGAGTTAACGAATCGACATATAATCGTTATAATCAACCAAATTCTATGTATGAATTTGGTAGAAATTCAAATAGAACATTTACAAATAAATTACTTAGACGATTATCACAATGGGGTCAGGATACTGATGATATGGTAGTTAGAAATAGTCAAGCTATAGGTGCATTTGAAGATACTGATAATTTGACTAATGATCCAGGAACAAATATGTATGATTTATTTACAAAAAAGGTTATTTCTAAATTTTTAGAAAAAAAATCAATAGCATATTTAGATAGAAAGTATTTAGATAAAAGGAAAATATTAAGACAATATTCAATTAAAGAAGAAATTAAAGATTTTATAACTAGGATTTCTGATGAGACAATTATTTATAATGATAATAATTATTTTTGCAAAATGATTGATTTGCCAGAAAGTTATGATCAAACAATACGAGATAAATATCAAGAAAATTTTAGGAAAATATATAATAATTTTGGTTTTAATGATGGTGTAAAGGCGTGGAATTTCATGAAACATTTTTTAATAGATGGATTTATGGCATATGAAATAGTATATGATGATAAACAAAAAAATATAATAGATCTAAATTTATTAGATCCATTAACATTAATAATTGCAACAGAACCAGGCAATTCTACATTGGTTTGGATTCAAAATCCAGATGTTCCACAAATAAGAAGAGTGTTACTTGATACTAATATAATATATTTATCATATTCTAATAATATGGAATATGATGAAACATCATATGTTGAAGGTTTAATAAAACCTTATAATGAACTTAAATTAATAGAACAAACAAGATTAATGTATAATATTAATCAAGCTGCTATTTATAAGAAATTTGTTATACCTGTTGGTGGTTTAACAAGACAACAAGCAGAACAACAAATATTACAATTGATGTCAGAATATCATGAAGATATAGAATGGGACAATAGAACTGGTGAAGTTTATATAAATGGAACTACAAAAATTCCACATTCTAAAGATTATTGGTTTCCAACATCAGATCAAGGTACACCAGAAATGGAAATTATGCAACCAACACAAGCATCATTGAATGAAGATGAAGTGTTACAATGGTTTTATAAAAATTTTAAAAGAGCATCAAAATTGCCATTTAGTAGATTTGAAGAAGAATCAGGTGGTGGTGGATTTTATGATGATACTGCAAATATAACTAGAGATGAAATTAGATTTAAAAATTTTATAACTAGAATTAGAACAATGTTTAAAGAAATTATTGTAAAACCTTTAAAAATTCAAATGATTCTTGATTTTCCTGAATTAGTTGATGATGGTTTATTTGATAGTTTTGTTAAAATTGAATTTAATTCAAATGATTTGTTTGAAGAATGGAAATATTTAAATAATTTGGCAAAAAGATCAGATATTGCATCTACATTATCAACAAATTTACAGGATCAAGATGGTAATCCATATTTAAGTATTGAATGGATTGTAAGAAATATAATGAAATTTACAGATGCTGATATAGCTGAAAATGAAAAATATAAATTAAGAGGTGGTGCTGCTGGTGAAGGTGGTGGTGCAAGTGCTGGTGGATCTGGTGGTGGTGAATTTGGTGGTGGTGAATTTGGTGGTGGTGACTTTGGTGGTGGC